CGCTGCCCATTAACTTAGCTATCTTAGCTAGCTGTTCTGTTGGCAACGCCTCAATAGCTTGAGTAGCGATTTCTGCTCTAGTGTCATCATCCAGTGCATCCCAATCAATTTGAGAAAGAACATTTTCAGAATCCTCCTCTTGGACATCATCCTCAATCTCATCGGTTTCTTCGGATTCCACATCATCTTCATCAGTGGGTTCCTCTTCAACCTCCTCGACTTCCTCTTCAGTTTCCTGAACAGAACTAGGATTAAGCCTTTCCAATCGCTCTCTACGAATATCTTCAAGAGTCTTTGGTTCGGACGATTCAACTTCCATCACTTCTTCGGTAGGGGCAGTGACGTTACCCGTTTCTTTCATGTCTTGCATAACTACTTTTTACGCCTAGTAGAATGGCGATAAAGCGATTATAGCACACGTTATTTTAAATAACCTAGTATTTGCCCTTGCGACCCCTAGGAGAACTCTTGGTGCTTCCACCCTTGCCCTTCCATAGCTCAGTGCAAGCTAGATGCCTAGCTGTGCCAGCCTTAGCTGTATCGCATTTGTGCCTAGCTCTAAAGGACTTTCTGGCTGCTGGAGAGTAATTATGACCATATCCCGTTGCGCCAGCATGGACTAACTTGCGCTTACCGCCTGTGCAGTAAAGCTTCATTATCTTTTTGCCAGATCTAGTGCTTTTGCGGACTTCTCCGCAGCGCATTGTTTGTTTAGGATTCTTTGCCATTGTCCTCGCCTTTGAACAGCTTATAGAGGTAATCGTCCTCAACTATAGCACCAATTAGTTTTGCGTCAGCCCTCTCTGAGCCATCTAGGTTTGCCTCAAGCGCAGAAATCTTGTACTCACGTATTTCTTGCAGGAACTTAATAACTACCTTGAATTGATCTGCATTGCGCAAATCACGCAGTGCCTCAGCTAGCTCGTCTTTACCTTTTCCTGTTTGCATTAGATACCTTCAGTTACGAATTGTCCAAGTTCAGCTGGTGCAGCCCCAAGTCGCCCGATTTCAGCGTTTTGCTGCTGAGCTATTTGTTGCTCGTATTTGCTTGCGTAAGCCTGTAGATTCTGGGCAAAACTAGGATCGGATTCAATCTTAGCTTGAGTGCTTGGCTGCTGGATGTATTCCTGAATAATGGACAGTGCCATCTCGCCACCATTGCTTCTTGCGCCAACTGGGATACCAGCGTAGATCTTGGACAGATCAGATGTAACATCCTTAAGGATTTCTTCCTGAGCTTGTTCCGATGGCTGAACAACGAAGTCAGCGATAACAGGATCAATCATGTTAGCTACGAATTCTTCCACCTTACCTAGGTTGAACCTATTGGTTGAAGATGTTCTAGCTAGCTGAAGGAACGCCTCTGTTTTTGCCTTAACTGTATCTGGGTCATTATTCATAGTATCAAATGATACAGATACATCTAGCTCGTCGTCAATCGGTCCACGAAGGAACTGAATCGGGTCAGCTTGACCAGTTACTCTAAAGAACAGCTCATCTGGCCCATATAGGATAAAGCATTTGTAAGCTAATTTGAGAACATCAGCAATGTGCTTAAGGAATTTATCTACAATGAATTGCTGCCTAATCTGAGAATATGGGCTGTCTGGGTTCAATCCAACTAGATCCCTTGCCTCCATTTGAACATATTTCTCAATCTCGATACCCTGTCTGCCTGTATTTGGAACATCGAGGAATCTATAGGTATCATTCTGGCGAACGCCAATCCATGCGCCAGCTCCCATTTGCTCAGGTGCGCGACCCACTGGATGTAGAAATGGAGGGGAAATAGTGATTGCTTGATTGTCACTCCATCCGTCCCGAACGATCTTAGCTTGGTTTTGAGGCCCACGAAGGATGTCTGAGAAAGTTGGAACATCCTGAATGCGCTTGTTGTTATTAAACAACTTTGTGCATACAAACGGATATTGCTCTACGCCCGAAAGCAGCTCGTGCTTAAGTGGTGCATCGCCGAACTGTGGACTCCAGATTGTCAAATACATACCCTCTGCGCCATCCTTTCGGTCAATCATGCGCTTGTATGTATATATAATTTCTACGATGTCATCGAACTCAGTTCCATTGCCTGAGCCAAAGGTTTGTCCTCTAGATACCGTCGAAGTTCTTTCGTATGCTGCATAAGAAGTAGCTGAACTCTGGACTAAGCCCCTGTGCTTCTCAATTAACTCACGCCCGACTTCTGCATCCCAACCATCGTTTTCAATGCTATTCTCAATCTCCGATGGAGTCAAAAGCATACGCACGTGAACTCTAGGTGACCGTTGTATGTCAGAGACATATGACGGAAACCTAATGTCTGAATCCACGAATTTGGACTGCATTACTGGCCTAGATATATCCTTTTTAACTACAGGGATTTCAGCCTTTCCGATTTCTCTTAAGTCCTTAAGGGCTGCTTTGGTTCCAGCTTTATCTACACTTTCGTAAATAGTTTCAAATAAAGCTACCGCTTCATCCTCTCTTCCCTCTGTCCCCAGTATGTCGTAGAGTTCAGGAGATATTTGCTCAATTTGCTCTAGGTCGATTGGCTCCTTGTGCTTACGCTTTTTGATCTCCCAATCCACGTAAGTAAAGGCAATGCCTTTTTCAAGTAAAGTATTGGCTGCGATTTCAGCCTGCGTGTAGAAGTCCTTGATGTAGGAATCCTTCATCCACTTCAGGAACATGCCCTTAACCCTAGCTTCAATGATATCATTGCTTTCAACTGGATTAGCTGTAATGTTGCTCCTGCGAAGGGAGTTCATCATTAGGGCTACATAAGTATTTATGCATTGCTCGATTAGCCTAACTTCTTGGTCAGAGGCACCGTCCCAAGGGAACGCATTCTCGCCATGCTTTTGAAGGTCATCCGTTTTACCAGCCCATAGTGCATTTCGCTCATCGTAGGAATCCTGACACTGAGCTATGTACTGAGACATATCTAGGGAGTCCGAATCGAACTCCGCTTTCAGCTCAGACAAATCAGGGGTATCGGAGACATAGAAACTCTCTTCGGTCTTTTTGTCCATTATTGCGATTTTAACATGTTGCTTTTAATTCTATTCCTAGCATTGCTAATTGTATTGTTTATCCAAAGCTCATCCCTTCCGCAAATTTCTACGAGGTGATCAGCTGGTATCTCATATATGTTATCGTTAGCAGCTCGATTGAGAATCTCCCAAGCAACGAAAGCGTCACTATGCTTTTTGAGAAACTGCAGGGTAATTTCCATTGGTAAGCTTTTCGTGTCTATAGTATTCTTCGCCTTTATACGTAATAACCTGAGCGTTGAATACGTGATTAACCTTTAGGCTCCCCTTGATATTCGATGGGATGCAGGCTCTTACTTTCTTGGATTTGGATCCCTCTAATGTTCGGCAAACAACGAACTTAGGGTTATTTGCGAACTCAAGAACCCTTACTTTAACAAACCTAGGTTCAATAATCTGGTTGTCGCAGTAATTGCAGATTTTCTTAATAGCTGAATCAGACAGGGTTTTTGTCTTTTCATCGTATTCACCTTCATCGCAGATTTTCCTGCGAATCCTGCCAATTTCCATAGCTGTTTTGCCAAGTTTCTTTCCTAGTTCTCCTTGCTTCATTAGTATCCTCCAGTTCCTCTTTGCTGTATAAAAGCTTCCTCCCCGTAGTGAATAGGGCCATCGCCAGCATTAGCTAGACGTAGATAGCGTATTAGGTCAAAAAAGTCCTTTAACGCATCATTTGTCTTTGAATAGTTAATTATACTTTGTATTAAATTTCCGCAGCTTTCGTGAATGTAGCACTTAGGTCTATTGGTCGCATCCATCTCTACATTTGGGTTATAATAAAACCAATCGTCAAGCGCAGTTATACCTATGTGTTCCTGTCTTCCGTCCGATGGAACGAAGTCCATCCCTTTTTCGCTGAATTCCTGAAATAGATCCATAGCGTTGGAGTTCTCCCTAGCAAAGAATCTTGAGTCCCCAATGCGCTCAAATACCTCTATGCCTAGATCATCCTCTATCTTGGTGAACTCCTCTATGTATCCTTGAGTATTGTAGCCAAGCTTCTTAGAAGCTGGACCATATTTCCACTTGGGGTCACCGAAGATAGCCCAGTTGCCATAAGTGTCCATATCAGGGAATTCCTTGCGGATAAAGATCTCTCCCCTTGAGTTCACTGCTGCCCAGATGCTTACGTAGTTTCTAGCATCCGCTGGGTCAACTACTTGGTAAATTGTGAATTCTGATTTATTGGTAATATCAGGAAAATCCTCGTCCTTGAGGACATTGACCGAAGTGCTGAACATTGGAAGCACTGTAGTCATGCTATGAACTGGAACACCGTAGGCACGAACTAGGATTGTCTCCCTGCTCTCGCTCCTTAGATCCTTAGCTATTCGTTTGTAACCGCCAAATGGGTTTTCATCTGAATGCAGATAAACAATCCCAGCGTCCCTATTATTGCTGTATTGCCTAACAGGGACCTCTTCGTTATTAAGCAGCTCAGCCTTCCTAGTTTCAAGTATCTCTGCGTCAGCTAGGTATTCAGCAATGAATGCAGTGAATCCATCAATGGGTGTAAACCCAAGGACCATGTTGGCATTA